TTAACTTGCTTTACGCACCTGCGGGAGATCGAACGCTTTACGCAGCGCGCGCACAAACGCTTTATCATGACAGATCGTTTTACCGGGGCTGTCGGAAAGTTTAGCCACCGGCTTTCCGTTACATTCCACGAGTTTAATCACGATATTGAGCGGTTTTACCTGAGGGATATCGCAGGTCAGGCGGGTACCGATGCCGAAGCTTAACTGCACGCGAGAGGCGAAATGGCGATAGAGCTCGACCGCCTTTTGCAGATCAAGGTTATCTGAAAAGACCAGCGTTTTTGTCAGCGGATCAATCCCCAGCTTTTCATAATGGGCAATCGCCTTTTCGCCCCATGCGACAGGGTCTCCTGAGTCGTGGCGTAACCCCTGATAACGGCTGGCGAATTCAATGCCGAAATCGCGTAAAAACGCATCCATTGTAATGCAATCTGTCAAGGCGATACCAAGCTGGTCCGGATATTCGTTAAGCCAGGCGGCCAACGCGGCACGCTGGCTGGTCGCCAGGTCCGGACTGATTTGTTGATGCGCCTGGAACCATTCGTGCGCCTGAGTGCCCATCGGCGTCAGCGCCAGGCGACGCGCGAGATCATAGTTGCTGGTGCCGACGAACCATGACTCCTGCTGGAGACGTTTAACTATCGCCTGCTGCACTTCACGAGAGAAACGGCGGCGGGTGCCGAAGTCCATCAGGTGGAAGCGGGACATATCGAGATTGGCGGTTAACGCAGTGAAATCAACCAGCTTACTTTCCAGCGCGTCGAGCGCCTGATCAACACCCGCGTTTGGCGAGCGGTAGTGATGAACCAGCTCACTGATCACGGCCAGCAGCGGCACTTCCCACATAATGACTTCACGCCACGGGCCGGTTAAGCGAATATTCAGCTTGCCGTTATCGTTGGTGACACAGACTTGAGCTGGGTTATAGCGAAACTCGCGTAACCAGTTCAGATAATCCGGTTTAAAAAAGGGCAGGCCGGAGAGCCACTGGAACTCGTCCTCCTGGAGGCGCAGGTGCTGCATCGCGTCCACCTGCTCGCGAATAGCATCGGCATAAATACCCAGCAGGTCGTCGCCACGGCAACGAAACTCAGCCGCTACCTGCACATCATAGTAGTGGTGAAAAACGGCTTGCTGCATATGCAATTTATAAGCATCTGTATCCAGCAACGAGTGCAGAACAGGAGAAGCGAATTGTGTCATAGGTGCGCTGTTGCGTCCTCTCACGGGAGCGTTTAGTACAATAAACAACTAAGAAAACCGCTGGAGTATACCTTGTTTAGCGATTTATTGAACCCCGATCACACCATAAGCTGTCTTTAGGGTCGAGCGCATTTCGTGCCTCATGTTATAAAAATGTAGCGATGCGACTGCTAACCCCTTGAATTTAAGGATTTCTACTGCGCTGCTACCATGCTTTGGGGCAGTGATGGGGCATAGCGGGAAAGTGCCTGGTTGAGCAGAGAAACCTGTTCTGCGCTCTTCTCTGACATCCACTTTCCATACACCTTGTAAACCATCTGTGCATCGGTATGCCCCATCTGCGTTGCTATAAAGTTTGGGTTAGCACCAGCTGATAATGACCAGCATGCATAGGTATGTCGTGACTGATACGCGTTACGGTAACGAATGCCGGCACGCTTGATTATCGGGGCCCAAATTTTATTAATGGAATTAACCGCGTAGTGATATCCTGTGCGAGGTCCACGTTTGACGCATTGAGGGCTGAATACGAACGTGCAGGGCTGAATGACAGATTGTCCATATTCCCGCAACTTCACTTCAACCTCAAACTGCCGGCCAAGGCGTGTCAACTGGGCCTGATTCCTCAGGGCATCAATAGCTGGTTGAATGAGATATATCACCCTGTCAGTACCTGCGTCGGTTTTTGGCAGGGTGAACTCATCCGTCTGGGTAAGGTTGCGCTTCACAATGATCGTCCCGGCATGCAGATCGATATCTTCCCAGGCCAGACCGCACAACTCCCCATGCCTCATTCCGGTATAGACTGCCAGTGACCAGAGATTTCTCATCTGCTGGTGTCCGCATGCCTGGATAAACCTGATGAACTCGTCTGTCGTGAGTGGATCTGGTTCCCCTTTCGCTTTCTTGAGACGGTTAATTCCGCTAAACGGGTTTTCCTTTGCATAGCCGTTATCTGTTCCAAACTGGAAGATCTCGGCCATCAGCATCATGTAATTATTCACTGTGGACGATTTCCGGCCTTTAACCTGAGTCCGGTGATCCTTCTTCATTACCTGAAAGCCCGTCAGCAACTCCTTCCTGACATACAGCAAATCCTCAGTAGTCACCGCAGAAACCATTTTGTTTTCGCCGATGAGTGGAAGCATGTTTTTTATGATAGATTCGTACCTACTCATGGTATTAGAGCTGATCTCCATTCTCTTCAGCTCGGACCATCTTTCGGTAAGCTCCAGCACAGTAATTTCCTTTCTATCCTGACCGAACCGGGCAAGGTTCGGTGAGTTTGGGAATTTTTCCACATAGTTAAAATTCCCCATCCTTATCGCAAAACAAACCGAAGAACGCAGTTCGCCAGCTATCTTGCGATTTTTTGCAGTGTCAGGGATACCAAGGTTTTCCCTGACACGTTTACCTTTATACAGAAACCAGATGCGGAGCGAACCGCCGTGGTTTTCGACGCCTGTCGGGTATGATGCATTAGCCATTAATCCCTCCTGACGTCCAGGAGCATTGACGAGTGTACTGCTTTTCATGTTGTCTTCGCACCTGGTTGATTTTTTTTCTGCGCCTCGATCCACTGATCAACGGCTTCTCTGTTGTATATGCATTCGCTCGAAGGCTTCGGATTTCCGTCTGGTGAAATGTGCAGGTACTCGCGGCCCAGCATCCAGGATTCTTTTCTGGCGCGGGTAATGGTTCCGGGCTTAAGCCCGGTAACCGCAATCAGAACTTTTTCGCTAACCCACTTGTTTGGCGTCAGTTGGATAATGTTGCTCATCGTTTTCTCCAGTGGCCCCGCAGCGGGCCATCGCTAATATTCAGTTTGCCTGTGCTGGCAGATTTCTAAGTTTCCGGACGCCGATCATTGCGGTGGCTACGTAGCTGGTGGCCCGGTTAACTACTTCAACAGGCACCTTTACGCCATCCACTACAACGGTGTAATTGGTAACGTGCTTTTGTCTGCCGTAATCGCCGAACTTTTCATGATGCGCCGCCAGTGCAACATCACATGCGCGACGGCCCAATGGCGATTGCTTACTGCGATTTATAAGGCGCATAAAACCTCCTCAGGCGGGAGGGCGTAACCCCTCCCGATGCAATTAGCCGATGTATTCCGGTTTCATATCGTCCAGGGTGACGCGGTACTTATCGTGCAGTTCGTCGCCAAGATGACGTTTAGCAGCGCCAAGCGTGCTTTCAGCTTTAGCAAACATCTCTGCGGCTTCCGGTTCGCCAGGGTTTGGAATTGAGTTGATCACTGCCTCGACTTTGTTCTGTGCATCGACCTGGTAATAGCGCTTCACTGCTTTGTTTTTTAATTCGGTGAACAGCGCAGTACCCAGCAACGCTTTCTGTGATTCGATATCCGCACGGATTGCTTTTGCCTGATCAACGGAACTTGCTGTATCAATGCGTTCGCGAAGATCGTCGGCAACAGCATCAACGTTAGCTGCCGACTCCTGCGCGCTGGTCCTGGTGCTAACCTCGCTGGTGATTTCCTGTACGCTCATGCGCTGGACTGGAGCAGGGTTAATCTCGCGTTCTTCTCGTTGCTCAACCTCATCAGGGCTGTACACGCCGAGGATCACTTCCGGGCAGTACAGGCGAGCCCAATATTTAACGCCCAGATAGGCAATTTGCTGTTTAGGGTTTGAAACCCATAGCGGAGAATTGCGGGTAACAACGCCGGAGAGGTAAAGAGGTTCTCCCCAGGTGATTTCAGATTCACCTCGCAGAATGGCACCAACCTGAACGAACAGGCCGATCTCGTCCTCATCTGTCCAGCCACGAACGCGCTCAGTGACGGTGTACTTCCCATTTTACCGTTTTTATCGCGTGTGATTTCCTGTGTCCTGGTGCAGCGCTCCCAGTCACCCCCATAGCGGTAATGAAAACGGCCATGAATGGCACTGGAGCTTGCGATTACTGCGTTGACCAGTTGTGCCTCGTAACCAAGAACACCGTTAACCAGGTGTGTTTTCTGCGCCACAGCGTAAGGGTTCATGCCCCATTGCATAGCCTGCATGACGATTGCCATACAGTCGGCTGGTTTCCCTGCAAGGTGTGCCGGTACCGTCACCTGTGAGTCTGCCATCAGGTTAGCGAAAGCTGTTAACTGACCCAGTGCCTGAACGTTAAAAATTGCGTTACTGGCAGAAATGGTGTTTGGTGCCTGCTGCTCAGTGGTAACAATATTTGTGTTTTCCATGATTTTCCCCTTATGCCTGTACGCGCAACGCTTCAAGGCGGCGCACATCAAAATCGTTCAGTTCGTCGGTGTAGTCTTCTGTGATAGGCGCTGACCATTCACCAGTGTCGAAGCCGTTTGCTATCTCTCGCATTGTTTTGCGGTATTCCAGCATGCCAAGTTCCAGCAACTCGGTAGACGCCTCAATGATGGCGACCCAGTGGTAGTTCTCGTCTTTGTTGACGAAAATCCAGAAAAACTGGTCCAGCGCCGCAGTTTCGCAGTACATGGCCGCGCTCAGGTGATAGTCCCGATCGATGATTTCCCGGTGCAACTTCGCACGCAGGCCTTCCTGCTTGATGTTCCACATGCTAATAGTTTTCAGGTCGGCGCCAATGCGCAGGCCGCCCATATCGAGCTCAAGGTCAGGGCGTACCCGAACTTCCAACCCGGTTTCCTCATCAATCCCAAAATAGCTAACCTCGACAGCGCGGCTTGGGTGAGTCAGCAATTTGCCGGCGGTCGGGTGCTCCAGCAGGGCTTTCTGAATGTTCAGCGCGGTGCTGAGCTGTTGGCGGGTGACCAGCACTTTCCCTTCGGTGTTCTCCCGCCACGCATCCAGCAATTCGTCGGCGAATACCGCTGCCGGGTTGACTGATTTCACGGCCTGAATCAGATCGGCCTTCGTGCCAGAGACTTTCAACGGCGACGATTTTTGCGCTTCCTGAGCGACCAGGTCAGGGTTGATTATTGCCAGTTGCTCCAGTAGCGCGTCACGGCTGCCGCTGGTTTTAACCGGCGCGGGCAGGGTGGCGTTGTACTCTTTGATGCAGGCTTTCATCGCCGTGGCTGTATGTTTGGTGCCGTTTTCAATGCGCTGGAATTCTTCGGGAAGCTGCTCATACGATGCATAGGTTTCATCTACCGAAGCTCCAAGCGGCATCTGCGACGGCAGGGTGGCGTTGTACTCTTCCAGCAGCGCTTTGATATCGTCAGCACTCAGCAGCGCTGGCAGGCTGGCGTTGTGCGCGTCGATGAACTCGCGCAGGGTGGCGGTGGTGGTGAAAGCACCCTCAGGGATCTCCGGCTCTACGCTGAACTCTGCTTCGAGGTTTTCCGGCTGTAGAGCCAGAACATGTACCAGGTTGCCCATATCAAGCACTGGAGAGCGCTCTTTGACGATAGTCTTCTCTACGTGACGCGCGTTAAAGTACATCAGCGACACGCGAGCATCTTTCACCTGAGTTGAGCTGATCCCGTTGGCGGCGTGGTAAACCTCGTTTGGTACACCTTCATAGCGGCCCGGCTCGAAGTATTCCGGCCAGGCTGCTTCTGGCTCTTCTTGTTGCGATTCCGGTACGTTTTGTTGCGCCTCAGGTTCAGATTGGCTCACAGAATCGTTGTTCTGGTGCGTCTCAGCCTGATTCTGGTTCTCTACGGTAACTGCTTCTTTACCAGTACCCAGATCGCCTTCGCCTGCCTGCACCGCATCACCAGCCTGTTTTTCATCACTGTCAGCTTCTTGAACCTGCACATTGCTGGTGATCTCCGGATTCGTTTCTGTGCCATGAGTTGATGAGTTCTGCATTAAAGCGGACACGTCGAAAATACCGTTGCCAACATTTTTAACCAGTTCAGGTTCGGTGGTCGGCTGGCTTGTCCCGGTCTTCACCCATTTTGGGTCGTTCGGGTCGCTGATGCCCTCGACGTATTCACCGCGTGCGGCTGCCAGTTGTTTACCAACATCAACCGGGCTTTTGGGTGGAATGTTTTTACGTGCTTCGTACAGTTCTGCCCGTATTTTCTGGTAGCCTGCTTCTGTCTGGCTTACAGGTGGCTCATTCTCCAGCGGCTGCGGGTCCGGATGATGTTCAGTTGTGTCCTGTTCCACTGCTTCAGGCGTTGCTGGTTCATCTGCCAGTTCGCCTGCCGGTTGTGGTTTTTCTTCATCACACTGAAATCTCCCTGCCTCAATATCCCGCAGACATTTACCCGCCTGACGAAGCCTTGCCGCATTTTCTTCATGGGTTGTTGGGGTGTTATCAGGCGCATATTCGTACCAGTCCGGATCGCGAACACCATGAACGGCAAGAAAGCTTTCGCACCATGTCCGGCGAAGATCAGGATTACCGTTATGTACGGCCTTTGGCGCTTTGCGTACCAGGTCAATAATGGTCTGTCGGTCGTAGCCTTTGATGTCGGGGATAATGCCCACTGTCATCGACATTCGCTTCCAGTCTTCCCGGTCTTCGGCGATGATACGTTTTGCAAAATCCATTGCAGGACGCAGGTTATTCAGATCCAGCTCCTCACAGAAACCACAGGCGAGCTCATAGTTAATCGTTCTGTGTGTCGGTTTTTCGCTACGGCGTGGACGCTCTGGCTTATTTACGTCGTCGACAATTACTTTATGTGGCCCGGTTTTTTTAACGGGTGCAGGTTTATTCTTCAGGCGTTCAGCCCATTCCTTAACCAGCAGGCCGCGGTTAATGTGTTCAGCACTGAACCATTCCTTAAAAAACTTAATAGTGGTGCATAACTCAGGCACTTTTCCATCGACAGGAAATACCTGTTTATACGCATTCACTGCTTTGTGAATATCGTGCTCGATAGCTTTTTTGAACGGCTCTACATTTTCTGCGGCGAGTATCAGGTTCTGGACATATGAATTATCGGTGTCCATTTCGAGACGTAGAATTTCTTTTTTCTGGGAGGCGTCGACGTGATAAAGATACTCACCTTCACCTATGTGCTGAGCAAGAACGCGGTGACGGAGGGGCATAGTTGCGACAACAGTCAGCTCGGGGGCTGGGGCTTTTGCCGGGGAAGGGCTGTTGCTTTCGTTACCAAAATTTTCGTTGTGGTCTTCCAGCACTTCGCCTGTTTCGGTATCAACACCGTCGACGATATGCTGGCGCGCCGCGGCGGCGGCTTCAGATGATGGCAGGGTGACGCTGGGGATTTGCGTCCAGGTCATATTGTCTTTAGCGAGTTGATAGTAATCGCAGAAAGTGAGGCTCAGTTCGCCTTCCGGCGGCAGCTCGTTAACGACAGGGAAATTAGTAGCGACAGCTTTGAAATAATCTTTCAGCTTCGCACCGGATTTAATCAGAAGATAATCCAGTGTTGCATTTGCCGCTTCAAAATCATCACTGCACCAGAGTACAGCGTCTTTCTGGCCTGATGATTTCTTTGCTTTGCGAACTAAAAATACAGGATTAATTCCACTCATTGTTTTGTCCTCAATTCGTGTAGAATGGAGGTGCCTTAACAGCACCCCGATATATCTGGTTGTTAGGTCCGGTTCGCTTTGGTCGGTTGGACCGGACAGGGCACGCCCGCTTCGGTGGGCGTTTTCTTAATGGATGGTCTGATAAAATTTTTCTGAGTAATCAAGCTTGTAACTTCGGTAATTACCAAACCCTGCTTGTTCTCCATCACTTACCTTGACTGTGAGCAGCGAAATGGCTTCTACAGCACAATGAGGACAGTCGAACTTTCCGAGTACATATCCACCGTCGAGAATCACAGTAGTTTCGCCAGTTGAATTTGAGTGAATAACGCCTGAGACTCTCTTTTCGCAATTGAATAAAGCAATGCTCTTATTAACTGCTTTCAGATTCATCTCGATTTTTACGATTTCCATAATTTCTCCAGTTTTAAATTCAGGGTGTAAGAAGCCACGCCAAATTAATGGCGAGTTTTTCATTTAATATTTCGGAACTACTATTTAACTTTCGTGCGCCATCTGGTCGTATTCAGCGCACTGCCTGGAACAATATTCCTTTTCTTTGCGCGCCAGTTGCGAGCCTTTGCGATAGAGAAGGGGACTTTTTACTTCTTTGCCTTGCTCAATCGTCTTTCCACACAGGTGGTAAGCGCATGTCTTTTGGTTATGCATCCGGATCTCCTTTCTGCGCCAGCAGGTAGCAGAGGCGGCGGATTAAAACCTCAATCCGGTTGAGCGGGACGGCCTGCTGTCGAGCTGGTTTACGTGCGAAATCAATCATTCTCACCCTCGTTTGCCTTATCGCCGGCCAGCGGAACGTTTTACACCTTCTGCGCGTTAACTTTTCCACCTCATTCCGGTCTTCGTATGCCCCGGACGGCTACTTCGTGGGCGTCCTGCCTGGGTGGTTCGTTGTTGCTATGGAATCATATTAAGCTTGAGACTTAATAAATGTCAAGTCTGAGGCTAACTTAATGATTAAGTTTATGGCTTAATGTTGATAATGTGGACGTCGAGGAAGTGTGTGTTGCGGATTTTCAATAAAAAACCGGCATAAGCCGGTATTGATTGCTGGTGATAGTGGAGGGTTACAGATTGGATGGGTTATCGTCTTTATTGCGTCTGAGCATGTATTTTTCATAAATATCATCGAGCCTTTTTAAGCGCAATGAAATTACTTGCATGATGTCTTGCTGATCCTCATCAGGTAACTGGCGGAAAAGGTGTAACATTTGTTTATCTGTAACAGATAAATCGCTTTCTAAGGCTACATCTTGCCCAAGCACCCAAGCTAAGCTCACGCCTAAAGCCTCAGAAAGCTTAATCGCAGATGGCTTCCCTATTGTTCCGCGAGCGAACCAAGCATTGACTGCTTGTTTACTTACGTTGCATATCCGTGAAATCTCTGCTTTGGTAAGGCCCTTCTGCTCAACAATTTCATTGAGCCTTTTAACTTGCGGGTGATTTGTTTGGTGGTTGTTTTTTCTCATGAGCAAGAATTTAATTTTTTGATTATATTACTGATCTATCTTAATCCGGCGGTTCATGTACTTCGCATACAACTCGTCCAACTCTTTCAAGCGCAGTGAGAAAATCCGCATCATGTTCTGCTGCTCCTCCTCTGGTAGCTGACGATATAGCTCAAGCAATCGCTGCTCGTCTGGCTTTAATCCATTCTGCTCACTAACCTCTTCACCTAATAGCCATGGTACTGATACACCAGCGGCATCCGCTACAGCGAGCGCTGATTCCTTACTCATGGCACCTTTCTTGAACCAGCCATTAACGGACTGCGGCGTTATTCCCGCAACCCTGGCCATATCAGATTTTGTCATCCCGCGGCGCGTTAACTCTGTCAGGCGCTCTACAAGAATCGGGTTAAGTAATTTTTTCGCTGTCATGTCAGAAGAATAAGCCTTTTGCTTATAAAATAAAATTCGCCTGGGACTTGATTTAATTTTAAGCCTAGGGCTTAATTTGTTCGTGTATCTTTTGGAGACCATCATGAACGGATTAGAGAAAGCCATCAAAAAAGCAGGTAATGCCAGCAATCTTGCAGCCTTACTGGGTATTAAACCCATGTCGGTAAGCCGCTGGAAGACACGTTACAACGGTGCTGTCCCGCCAGGCCGCGTATTACCGATTTTCAAGATAACGGGCATCACACCTCACGAACTGCGCCCTGATATCTACCCAAACCCAACAGATGGCTTACCAAGCCAAGAGGCGTCAGCCAAATAACCATAGAGGATATTTACCCATGGAGAACGCAATAGCACGCAACTCCGAACCACCGAAGCTAAAGCCGGTTGAGATGGAGAGCTTAATTCTCAATCAGCTTGCATCGGTTGGGCAGAAGCCGGTAGCTGACGCTATCGGAATTGATGAGTCAACCATCAGCCGCTGGAAAGGTAAAGGCGGTCATGTTGAACAGTTTTGTCGGTTTCTGGCGGAGCTGGGTATTCAGCTTGCTCCACCGGGAGCGGTACTTGTTCGCCGTGATTATCTTTTTTCGGTGGAAACATTAGCGGACATTGGGATGAAAGCAGTGCGTATGCAGCCTGAGCCGCTGGGGTGGGATTGAAAATGGCAGCAACCAAAAAGGCGAAAGCCGCGGTGAGGGGTCACCAACGGCTTTCAGGTGCAAAAACGGTAGGTAATTGCGGAGATGAGTATGTCAAATACCGCTGAAATATACAAATTCCCTGCGCCGGTACCGACGCAACAGGAGTGCCGTATGGCTGATCTGGAAAATGGCTATTTACGTTTAGCTAATCAGATCCAGGATGCCTTGTGTATCGTTGAACTATCGGGGCGTGAGTTCCGTGTTTTGAATGCGATTATCCGGCTGACGTATGGCTGGTCGAAAAAATCAGATCGTATTGCCAACAGCCTCATTGCAGATAAGACAACACTGAAGGTAAAGCACGTATCCGAAGCGGTGCTGAGTCTTGCCTATCGTAACATCATTATCCTGCGCCGTATTGGTCAAACAAGATACATAGGGATTAACACAAACCTGGATAAATGGGCTTATTCCAAGCCACATTGCTCAAAATGTCCGGTGTCTTTTCCTGATGATGAAATTGCCACATGGATTATTTCTGTACCCGAAACCAGGGATAGTTATCCCCGAAAAGGGGAAAGGGCATCCCCGAAAACGGGGATAGTTATCCCTGAAAACAGGGATAGCGTTTTACCCCATTCAGCCATCCCTGAAAACGGGGATAGTTATCCCCGAAAAGAGGGAAGGGCATCCCCGAAAACAGGGAACACCAAAGACATTATTCCAAAGACAAATATAAAAGATCTAACCCCCTTTAATCCCCCTAAGGGAAAAGTGAAGTTTGATCCGTCGAGTATTCCTGTTCCCGAATGGCTGAATGCTGCGTCGTGGAACGAATGGGTCACCTACCGCCAGCAATCCGGAAAGCCCATAAAAACCGAACTGACGGTAACAAAAGCCTTCAGGCTTCTGAAGGAGTGCCTGGATGAAGGCCACGATCCGGTAAACGTCATCAACACAAGCATTGCCAACGGCTACCAGGGCTTATTCAAACCGAAGTTCGCTCTCAACGACCGAAGAGCTGGCAGAGATGTGAACCGCATTTCTGCCCCAGACAAAACTATTCCTACCGGATTCAGGGGGTAACGATGAAAAACGTAATCGGTACTGGCAGTGCGCTTGATCGCCTGAAAAGAATTATCCCAGCCAGTGTGCAGCCGAAATTCTCGACTGCTGATGAGTGGCGGGCATGGCAGGAAGCCGAAGGGCGTAAACGCAGTGAAGAGCTTGACAGGATGAATCAGAAATCCCGCACCGAGAAGATTTTCGGGCGATCTGGCATTCAGGATCTCCATCGTAGCTGTACGTTTGCCAACTACGAAGTAAGCGGGGAGGGGCAGCGAAAAGCGTACACGATGGCAAAAAGTTATGCCCAGAACTTCGGTAGCGGATTTGCGAGCTTTGTGTTCAGCGGTGGTCCGGGAACCGGGAAAAACCATCTTGCGGCGGCAATCGGAAATCATCTGCTGGCCGGCGGCCATAGCGTTCTGGTGGTAACCATTCCTGACCTGATGCTCAGGGTTCGTGAGTGCTACGACGGTGGGCAATCAGAAGCGTCCCTGCTTGATGACCTTTGCAAAGTTGACCTGCTGGTACTGGATGAAGTCGGTATTCAGCGCGGGAGCAGTGGTGAGAAGGTCATTCTCAATCAGGTTATCGATCGCCGTCTCTCATCGATGCGACCTGTTGGCGTTCTGACGAATCTTAACCACGAGGGGCTGTTGGATTCACTGGGCGCGAGGGTTATCGATCGCCTGCAGATGGACGGAGGGATGTGGGTGAATTTTGACTGGGGAAGCTACCGGAAAAACGTTAGCCACCTCCGGATCGTGAAATAAGGGGTTAAAAATGGCCCGACCTAAAACACACAGCGAACGGATGATTATTCTTGAGCGGATTATCGGACTGGTGAAAGAGCAGGGGCGCATCACGACGAACGACGTCGTTGCGATGTTCGGCGTGCACCGAACCACGGCGGAGAAATATCTGCAGATCGCGTTAGTGCGTGGAGGTTTCATCCGCCACGGGCGGTGCGGCGTTTTTCGTGACCAGCGGGCAGTAATTGATTATGACCTGAAGCGTTATAGCTGCAACAAGACAACCGGATTTTCAGCGCTACCGGCACTGGAGAAAAGCCCGGTAATGCAGGTTTATGGAGCATCCAAAATGAGCATCAACAAGGGGGGAGCCCAATGAGCAACATCAACAAACAGGCGCTACGTGAGCGCTATTCACCAAAACCTGTACCTAAATGCCATATTTGCGGCGAGGAAATGACAATCCAGCGAATATCTGCCAGTCGAATTACCTATGGCTGCACGGGCGCGACATATGATGATATAGGTTGCCACTACGCAGAAGGCCGCAGTATTGCAGATGACCACTACGAGCAATCACGCGTCACTGTCGTCGATGTGAGCGACCCGGATGTGCTGGCGCTGCTGGATGAGCTGGAGCATTACAAATCACGTGAAGAGCGAGTTACAAAGCTGGTTCTGGATAACTCGACAAGCTGGGATGTTCTCTACGAGAAGCTTGAAGCCGCAGAGAAGCGTATTGCTGAACAGCGTGAGTATTACGAGGGCGTTATTGCTGATGGAAGTAAGCGCATAGCAGAACTGGAGGCGCGGGAGGTCAGCGTTTCTGAGATTCGCAAGAATAAATTCATCGAGAAAACTGAGGATGAACTTGATGGAGACCACTACACTATCTGTAAAAATGGATGAGTAGTGATTATAGCTGTAAAGGTACGTCAGCGCTGATTATGTTTGTCTACGAAGGTGAAAATATAAGGTTGACCATGATACAGTTGGATCTGGTCTGGGTCTGCATCCATTGTATTATCATTGATAACTAACCCGGGAAAATCATGTGGTTTGTTCAGCTCCTTTACCATGTCAGACATAACAGGATACTCTGTGAAATCAGCGCTCGCCTCGTATCCTTCGCTAATCACATCCAGCCTTTCGAAAAAAGCTTCCTCATTATCTTCATGCCGTGTCGCCGTTTGGCGAAGGGCATTAAGATTGCGCGTCCTAAGATGAGCTACACGATCCGGGGAAGCATACCCGGTGAACTCAGGGATTGACCATCCCAATTCTTGTGCTATACGGCGTGCCAGAATTTCAGTGGGTCCTGGCTCAATATTACCATCTTCTAATGGATCGCCGGCTCCAGTAACATGATGAATGATCTCGTGAATTAGCCCTTCCTGCCATGAGGGCATCTCACACGAGTCAGTGTCTGGCGCCGCACTAAAACTGATATAGGCTTCCTCGTGTTCATCTTTTCTCGCCTCGCAAATAGGTAAAATTGGCTCTTGACCAGCCTCGTATTCATACAATTCGCTATGCGTCAGTAAGTGAATAGAATCAACCCCGACGGGGGAATCTTCGTTGATCTCGTATTCGTTTCTGTATGTGATGCAGCCAAGTTGCACTTCCTTATTATGGATGCCATAGATTACGGCATCACGAAAGGTCTGTGATCGGCTTAAGGCATCAAGTACAGTGTTACCGATCATATTGGCCGTGTGCTGATCGATGAGCCTGCTACGACTACTGTGGACAGCGTAAATGACACTTTGGTAGAGGTTGCTTAAATCTGCGGCGGAAAACGGTATTCGCTTACCTGTCTCCAAAACGTAATCCGCATAGGCATTCTTTGAAGGATGAGGAACAACGGCAGCAGAATATTCTTTCTGTGGAGCAAAGTTTAAACAAGGCGTAGAAGATGAAATTTTCATATTAAAACTCTATATGGTTTTGTACATTTCAGTTTTGCCATCTTATTCATAGTGTTGATATGGCGTAAAAAGAGCCATGGTTATTTCTACCATACCTTCGGTGTGAATATCACAACTCAGAAACTCGAGTACGCTGCGACGGGTTTTCCCGCCTGAAATCTGATATGAAACAACACGCTAGCTTTTGCAAAAAGTGCTATTCATGTCTTGAATATTCTTTCTAACAGGTATACTGTGTTTATATACAGTAGTTAAGTGTAGAGGGAATTATGAGAATTGAGCTTGTTATCAGCCGGACAAAACAGCTTCCGGAAGGGGCAGTTCCTGCACTGGAAAAAGAATTAATTACCCGTCTCCAGAATCAGTATGAAAACTGCAACTTAACTATCCGTCGCGGTAGTCAGGATGGGCTGAGTATCGTCGGTGCTGCTGATGGCGATAAAAAACGTATACAGAGCATTCTGCAGGAAACGTGGGAAAGCGCTGACGACTGGTTTTATTAACATTGCGCTTAATACTGGCGCGCATTTTTCAGAATACCGCAATTTGCGTATCCCTTTGATGCTGCTGCCGACAATTTTTAACCGCGTCTGTATATCGCCGCCTGAAGGGAGAACAAAAATTGAGTAATTCAGCTTTGCAAAAGTCAGAAGATAGCTGGTATGACATTGTAAGAAGATCTGATGGCTGCGTGGTGTTTAGCTTTCCATCATCAGGCAGGCATCTTATCTATCGTGTAAATGGCATGGTATCTATGCGTCCTTTGCTGGATGACGAAGAAGTTTTTACTCCCAACGGTTTTATGCATTTTATTCGCAGTCTCGGCTACCGGGTAACACCACCTTCTGATAATATGAAATCAACGGCCTGAACAACCGTTAACCTTCTGCGCCACGGAGAATACCATGGCGCACGAATTACAACTCATCAAGCAGTCATCTGGAATCCTGATCCCCGCGACGCCGGAGACCAGCGATATTCTGCAATCAAAAATCAAACTCGGCGCCGTGCTGGTGGCTGAGTTCCGTCAGGTGAGGAATCCTGCATTCCATCGCCGCTTTTTCGCGTTGCTTAATCTCGGGTTTGAATACTGGGAACCCACCGGCGGCGCCATTTCTGCCAACGAGCGCAAACTGGTAAACGGTTATGCAAAGTTTCTTGCTGCATATGGCGGGAATGAGGGCGCATTACTGGATGCGGCTGAGCAGTATCTGGAACAGATTGCAAACCGCCGGGTAACAAACGGAATTAGCCCCTGTAAATCTTTCGATGCATACCGCGCATGGGTGACGGTTGAGGCTGGTCACTATGACGCCATCCAGCTACCTGATGGCACCCTCCGCAAACATCCCCGCAGTATTTCTTTTTCCAGTATGGATGAGGTCGAATTTCAGCAGTTGTATAAATCCGCGCTTGATGTGCTCTGGCGGTGGATTTTATCACGTACATTCCGTACTCAGCGCGAGGCCGAGAACGCCGCCGCCCAGCTAATGAGCTTTGCGGGGTGATGGCGATGAAATACTCCTGGTTCCATCATCACGACTGCACAACCGAGCAGGCCGACACGCTGATATCGGATTATCAGAAGCGGGGCGTAAGGACAGAAAAGAGCCTGAACCCTGACTTCATTACCTGGACTGTCAGCGCGAAATTACCTGAATATGCACACCGGGTGCGGACGCCAAAATCCTTACGCCAAAAGGTCTGGGGGTGAGCATGGCTAAATTACCGCGCCGTAAGTGCGCAAACAAAGAATGCCGCCAGTGGTTTCACCCGATACGCGAGGGGCAGATCGTTTGCTCGTACCAGTGTGCCAGCGCCGTCGGCAAAGAACAGACCAGAAAAGCTCGCGAAGCCGCGCAACGTAAGGCGCAATCCCTTCAGCGCGCCGCTGAGAAAAAAGAACGCGCCGCCTGGCGCCAGCGGAAAGCCGCGGTTAAGCCGCTGAAACACTGGATTGACTTGACGCAGCGCGCCGTAAATGACATTTGCCGCGAAACCGAACTGGCAGAAGGACTCGGTTGCATCTCCTGTGGAACGAAGACGGCATTCGCATGGCATGCAGGCCATTACAGGAGTATGGCCGCCGCCGGGCATCTGCGCTTCACTCGCTTCAACATCCATCTTCAGTGTGATGTCTGCAACGTCTACAAATCAGGGAACATCGAAGCATATCGTGCCGCGCTGGTTGAGCGTTACGGTGAGGCGGCGGTGCTGGAACTCGAGAACAATAACACCCCGCACCGATGGACGGTCGAGGAGCTGAAGGAAATCAGGCTCGCGGCTCTGGCGGATCTGCGTGCGCTAAAAAAGCTGGAGGCGGCATGAAACCAGAACTGATCGAGATACTCCGCGCGCGCTGGCAGCGCCTTCGCATTTACCGCTACCGGGGATCGGTGCTGGTGGATTACCGCATTCTTCGTAATTTTGTTCGTATCTATCATTCAGCAGGAGCAGCCTAATGAACCTCGAATCAATCGCTAAATACTTCGCGCCTAAATCACCGATGTACAGTGACTCCTCGAGGGCGACTGCCACCGACTGCCTGACCGGAACTGACGTGATGGCCGCACTTGGGCTGGTTAACGCGAAGTGCGGATTTGGCTTTGATCTCTACCTGGCAAAGATTGGCATAAGTAGCCCAGACCGGGCGATGGAGGCGCTCTATGATTCATCTGTTGAGATATCCCAACGCTTCAAATCAGTTAAAGAACTCGATGAAAAAGTTCGCCGACGCGTGCTCGAAATTATGTGTGCTTTTGCATACCAGGATTATGCGCGCAGCGCGGCCAGTGTGCGCAGATGTGACTGCTGCGATGGTAGCGGCTTTACCGAAGTCGAAGTTTTCACCAATAAAATTCAGTACCCGGACGGAAAGCCACCAAAATGGGCAAAAGTTACCAAGGGCGTTTTCCCCTCGTACTGGGAGGAGTGGAAATCAGTTCGGGAGAGCGCGCGGGTTCTGTGCAAAGCATGCAACGGCAAAGGCGTTATCAGTAATGCCTGTCGTTGCCACGGTAAAGGGATGGTGCTGGATAAGGAGAAAACAGACAAGCAGGGCGCGCCGGTTATGAAAGTTTGCGACCGGTGCACGGGGAGAGGTTATGCCCGACTTAAATTCTCCAATGTTTTGGAAGGCGTTCGTACGGTATGGGATGTAAAAAAAACCACTGCTTACGATCACGTGCAACCACTGTTTGAATTGCTGGTGGAGGAGTGTCACAGGCAAGAAAGTTATGCAGACAGCGCTTTAAAGTCAGTTACGAAGTAGGTTAAATTTCTACAAATCGCAATTTTTATAGAAAAAAGATATTGAGGTTCGCGGAATTTTCGTCTAGCATCAACTCTAACGCTGGGAATCCGTTCAATCGTTTCGGCCAGCATGAATATTCAGCCCTGCGGATAACACCGCGGGGCTTTTGCGTTTCTGGGGGAAATACATGAAAATTTACGCATGCCACTTTCACCCTAATGGATTTTTCATTAGCACTGAGGCTCAGCATGATTTCTGGTTTTTCCTTGGTCCACTAATTGGATGGGGGCGGTTCTCTATGATCCGCCCCGACAAAGAATTCACACCGGGCGGAGGAATTTTTCAATTATCGGAAGTGCTGCCGGCAAATTCAGAACCCCCTTCGTCAGTAATTGAAGGGTCAAATGTTTTATGGCATCTGACGGAAGCTCTCGAAGTTTTGAAATCAGCCCGGATTTTTTCTCATCAGGAAGATTTGCAACACGAATGATATCTTCCAGGGCGGTGATAGTACTGTCATGAAATTTAACTGTCTGAACATTGAGGATCGCTCCAAGCCCACCGTCATCGCGGATAAAGTCAATTCCTTTATGGGTTATTGCTGGACGATTCACCAGGTGATATCCAACAGCGCCTTCTTGTAATCCGCTAAATATAAGCCCATGCTTTTCCAGATACAGAAGGTTTGCTGTAGTAACTTTTTTGTCGGGAAAAGTCGATAACAGTTCTTCGAGTTGTTCATTTGTTAATTCTTCAGGATAGGCATCATATAAACCCTGAAGAAAGAGGCGTTGCCTGGGACGATCAAATTTATCCATTTATTCGCTCTCTTGTCTGATGGGGTTATTTTTGGCGATTTAACAGTATCAGATGCAGGGTATACGCCGCCAGACGCTATCTGGCACATATTCACAGGCTGCCGTTTGGCGGCCTTTTCTGTTTCAGGCCTCACGGGAATCATCCGCTACGTGCTTTGTTGATAAATCCAGCCCGTGAAGCCTGACCACTTACCGCAAACAGCACCATCCGAACTGTCGGAGGTGAGGCTTATGAAAATGCACAATGATCCCCATTCCTGGCCGGACCTGATTGAATTGTTTCAGAGTTGGTGGCGAGGTGATACCCCACTGGGCGCAGTTCTCATGTCTCTGTTCATGGCTGGTCTACGCATTGCCTACTTCGGTGGTGGTGGTGGCTGGAAGAAAAAGACACTCGAAATTCTGCTTTGCGGCGCCCTGACGTTGACCTTCTCATCTGCGCTGGAATATTTCGGCTGGCCCAAGTCCCTGTCTGTTGCGATTGGTGGCGGTGTCGGCCTTATCGGCGTGGATGCTATCCGGGGCTTCGCAATGAAGTTTATCAGTGGGCGGTTGGGAGGTTCTGACAATGAGAATCAGTGAAAAGGGTGTTTCCCTGATTAAAGAGTTTGAAGGCTGTAGCCTGACAGCTTATCCGGACCCGGGAACGAGGGGAGAGCCCTGGACGATTGGTTATGGCTGGACCCACTCTGTTGATGGTAAGCCAGTTAAGCCCGGAATGATGATTGACGAGGCTACTGCCGAGCGCTTGCTTAAAACTGGTTTAGTCGGTTATGAAAATGATGTGTCCAGACTGGTTAAGGTCAAGTTGACGCAAGGCCAGTTTGATGCGCTGGTGTCGTTCGCGTACAACCTCGGCGCCCGGACATTATCCACATCAACTCTGCTGCGGAAGCTAAACGCTGGTGATTACGCTGGCGCCGCTGATGAGCTCCTGCGCTGGAATAAGGCTGGTGGCAAAGTCCTGAAGGGGCTTACCCGTCGGCGTGAGGCGGAGCGTGCTCTGTTCCTGTCATGATGTTCAACTGGAAAACGATGTTTGTTGGCCTGTTGCTCGTCTCTCTAATTGTTGTCGGTCGGCTGGCTAATCACTACCGAAATAACGCCATCACCTACAAAGAGCAGCGCGACACCGTTACTCATAAGCTGACACTGGCGAACGCGACAATTACCGATATGCAAACGCGCCAGCGTGATGTTGCTGCCCTCGATGCAAAATACACAAAGGAACTAGCCGATGCAAAAGCTGAAAATGGTGATCTGCAGCGCAAGCTTAATAATGGCGGCCGGGTGCTCGTCAAAGGCCACCGTCCAGTGCCAGCCACAACCGAAACCTCCAGCCCCTCCGGCGTGGGCTATGATGCCACCATCGAACTCTCTGACGTTGCTGGACGAAACGTTCTCGGTATCCGATCCGGTATCAAGCAAGACCAGACAGCCCTGAGAGCTTTGCAGGACTATATTAAAACGCAGTGCTTGAAGTAGCTCCTGAATTAGATATTATCTAACTGTTAACCCACGGAAAGTTCAAGGAGGTCTTTTTGACCCAGTTTTTGGACTTCCCCTTAAGCAACCGTTGATCGTGACATCAGGGTTCCTGAGCCAGGGGTAACAGAACTCGAAAGGATAGTGCGAAGGGAGAATTCCGAGATGGGTGACCATCTTGAGAGTTTTACCACCCGCGTCTGGGACGTTGGAGTCTCCCGCCTTTTAGGTCACGCTGATTGGTCAATTCACGAAGAGCCAAGGGGCTCAGGTGACGTAACTCTGCGAGGATTCCTTTCGTAACCCGAATTGCAATCTGATGCAGGGTAATAATTCGCGTTAACTTGGTCTTCCTTTCACCTACTAACCGCCTCCGGGCGGTTTTTTATTGCCATTACCATGGGTAGCCCCATCGTAATGGTTTTAACCTCTGGTGCAGAATTATGGCAAAACCGGACTGGGGAGCGCTGCAATACCAGTTCCTCGCCGATCACGCTAAATCCGGTATTTCCCCCAAAGACTGGTGTGAAGCGCAGGGACTGAATTACACATCTGCCCGCCGCTACATAAAAAAACCGACTGCGCAAAATGCGCAACAATCTGCGCAGAAAAAAATGCGCACTGCGCAGGCAAAAAAAAGCGCAGAAAAACTTCTTAATAGTGAACTCACTCCCCAACAAAAACGCTTTGTCGCTGAATACCTCATAGACCAGAACGCAACAGCCGCAGCAGAGCGCGCTGGTTACAGTGACGCAAGCTACGGTAGGCAACTCCTCACAGTACCTCACGTTGCGCAGGCAATTGCGCAGCAGCAAAGAGATTCACTGGTGCGC